ATATACCTAGTCAGTGGCAGTTAGAGATAGGACTAGACTTTGGTGCGTCACACCCAACAGCTGCTATCTTTGTAATGTTTGACCACGTTACAGACACAGCCTATGTTGTAGACGAACACTATGAAAGTGAGTGGACTACAGATAAACATGTTAGTGCTATTATGGCTAAGGAAGATATGTGGGTTATGCCGTTGAGAAAGAAGAGAATAAAAAGGATAGGAGATAGTCAGGCTAAGCAAACCCTAATGGATTATGCTGCACAGGGGTATTATATAACCCCTACTTTAAAGGGAGCAGATAGTGTAGACGAGGGGATAAGTGATGTTAGAAAGAGACTAGAAAAGGACAAGATAACAAACAGGCCTAAGCTATTTGTGTGTAGAAATTGTACAAATACTATAAGAGAGTTTGAAAACTACTCCTGGTATGGATACAACGACGAAGCTATTGAGGTAGACCCTACAATGAGGCTGGCTAATAAAAGAAAGGATGCTCCTAGAAAGATTTTTGACGATGCAATGGACGCCCTCAGATACGTGATACAATATCACAGCCCTGTGGGTGACCAGTTTGTTGTCAAACACAGCAGACGGGTCCGCAACCCTATTGCGGGAATATAAATTATTAATATTATTTAAATGAAGGTTAGAATTTACAATAACCGGCTAGCCCTAGAGTGTAAAATTCCAAACCTGGATGAGGCTTCAGAGGCAGACTTAAGGAAGGCTGCAGCTAAGTACCAGATAGGGTGGCAGAGATTTGTCTCCAAAGAGGTGGAGATAATTAACAAGGGGAGGTCTACTACAAAGACCCAGGAATCCCTAGAACCCAAGAGTAAAAGACAAATAGTGGATGAACTAAGGAATATTCTCACTATTAAGTTCTTTATACCAAGAGAGTACTGGACTCCAGAACAGGAGGATGCCTTCAACTCTAACGACCTTATGAATGAGAGTAGCATTGCAAGAGAACAGGAGATTAAAAAGAGTGCTGGTATATATGTAATATTACCACCATTAGAAGAAACAAAGGATACACTTAAAAAGGCTACTATGTATGCGGATATAACCGAACCCCAGTGGGAGTGGCTTAAGGGAGTATTTAACAAAATATTCTCCCGTGTTAAGGACGATGAGGGTAGAACTATTAATAAGAAAGAAAGCTATGTACACAGACTTATGGCCGAGGAGTACATGCCTGAGACAGACGAAGACAGAGAGAGACTTGCTAAAGAAGAGGAAGTAAAGAAAATGAAGAAAGCTATTAAGGAGGGCAATAATGAGAAAGCCAAAGCTTAGTGAAATAGTCTATGAGGTAGTAGAAATGGGGGAGGGTAACTTCCCCAACTCTACAAAATTTCAGGGACTCAGGGATATTTTTGAAAAATTAAAGTTTGGAGAAATAATAATTAAAGTAATCAACGGTGAGGTGGAGGCAATTCAAGTCACACACCACTACAAACCTATAGTTTCTGACGAAGGACTTGACAGAGAGGAAGAAATATAGTAGAATATATCATTGATTTAAAAGTATAATATCATGAGCAAAACAAAAGCAGTTTCCTTAGAGCGTTATTTAGATGGTCCTGGCATAGATTATGTAGGTAACTATAAAATCTGGACTAACAAGTCTGAGTGGAAGATTGTTGGAAAGGTTAAAGGTAGAATCCAGCAAATGTATAATGCCAGACAGGGTTCTTGTAATTTAATTAATTATGATGGGTCCAAGAGTTGGGATTCCCACTGGAATCTATTAGAAAAAGACTACTTAATGTGGTCTGATTTTGATGGTAATGATGACTGGGAGAGTAGCCTCAGGTCTAGTATAGCTTATAGGACTGTAGCATTTATAGATGCTAGAGAAAGAAAGCAAGAGATTAAGTTCTTAATAGAAGCTAGGCACGAAGAGGATGAAAGGAAAGGTAGGGCTTACACGTACAGATATATGTTAGATGATTATCTAAGAAGAAACCCTGATATCAGGTATAAGTTCTTAGACACATCGAAGAGAGCTAAAATATTTGGTACATCAATTGCTTACATACCTTATACAATAAGAACAAGGGCAGTACAATTCCCTAAGGACATGGATATAAAGAAAGAGGACTTAGAGAAGGGAGAGATTCCAGCCCAAGAGTATGAGAAGAAAACTATTGTTGAATATGAGGACATGGACTTTGTTCCATGGGATATAAGAGATTTTTATATAGACCCTAATGCACAGTACCTACACGGTACTAGCCATGCAGCAACTGATGCCGCTGGTATAATGTATGTAACACCAGCACAGGTAAAGCTTATGTTCCAGGGTAATGGAGAAATTAAAAATCTGGAGAAGATTGATAATGTAAGTAATACAGAATCATATGCTTCACCATTTTTCAAACCACCTAGAGACGCAGAGAAGGGTTATGGGGAGCTTATATACTACTATAACGTAGAGACAGACTCAGAAGTTATAATCTACGAGGACGTATTACTTAAGGATGGACCAATTCCTTATATAGATAAGCAAATTCCATTTGTATCCTTTCATTTTATAAGACATCCGGGTAGTTTTTATGGATTAGGGGTAGGAGATATTACAATACAGCAGTCTTCTGAGGAGAGTGCTATTAAAAATGCAAGATTAAACAGAATAAAGTTTGCTACTAACCCCCCAACATTTGTTGGTGCTACAATCTTTGGTGATGTAGACGACCAGTGGGATAGAATGGAGCCTAACATGCTTATTAAAGTAGGTGATGTTAACCAAATAAGACCGTTAGAAATTCCTAGTATACCTTTTGATTCCTTTAGAATAAGTGAAGAGCTTAAGGACGAGGCGGTAATGAACACAGGTATTAATCCACAGGGATTAAGTCTACCTATGAGTTCTACACCTGCTACAAACACACTAGCCATGAAGGAGAATGCTTCTGATATGGTAAACATGTACACTGACAACCTTATGGCTGGTATGACCACATGGGGTAAATTACTTTTAAGTAGAATAACACAGTTTTATAGCAAACCAACTAAGAAGTCTTCATTAGAGTTTGGTAAGAAGGAAATGAGAGAGTTGAGGCTAGAAGATATAGACCTTTACCAGGATATGGATGATAACTATAAGGTAAGGGAGATAAAGGGTTCTAAGATAATGCCTCTTGATAAGCAGATGTTTGAATGGAAGGGTGAGGCAAGAGTTTATATAAGCCCAGACTTTGTTTCTCCTATATCATCAGCATTCAAGATGAGAAAAGCAGAGGAGGTACTACCACAGTTAGTACAATTAGCAGGAGATAGGGCTACACCAAAGCCAGATGGTACATTACCAGTAATAGATATAAGAAAACTAACAAAGTGGTACCTAAAGGAAATGGAAATGGATGATGAGGACCTCTTAATAGACGATGATGAGGATAAGATAGAGGAGATACAGCAGGCTATGGAACAGCAGAAGAAAATGCAAGATGGAGATGATGTACCAGGTAGAGCAGGAGAACCATTAGCACATAGGTATACACACTCTGTAGAGCTAAGGAGATTAAACGATACTATGTCCTCCGAGGAGTTTAAGATTATGATGGAAGGTGTAGACCCACAGATGGGGGCCTTTGCAGAAGCTATGGAGAGCTATAGACTACAGTTAGCAGACCACTTGAGATTAGATGGATTACTTGCCGAACAAGCAGGAGAAGCTGCAGTAGCAGACGCAGACGCAATAACACAGAGTATGCAACAGCCTATGGGAGCACCTATGGGAATGCCTATGAATAACCAGCCACAGATTCCACAGATGCCGGGAGCAGCAGGATTACCAAACCCTATGGGTGGGGTGATGCCAATGCCTAATAATATGGGTCAAGAAGATATGACTGGCCAAATGGCTGGTGGTATGATGATGTAAATTTTTAATAACCAGTAATGGATAAATATACTAAAGAGGAAATAAGGGACAATAGAAGAAAGGTGGCCGCAGTAGCAGAGATGGAGGGGTGGCAGTTTATTAAAGAGATGGTTCACACCTTTGTATTAGAGACAGAAAGGGAGATAATGATAGCTCCAGCAGAAGATAGAGATAAGATGCTAGCACTAGCAAACAAGCTCAAATTTGGTACGGGCTCTATCTTATGGATGATACAAGAGGTAGAGAAAATAAGAGATGGGCTTGACAAATAACATAGACTTATAGTATAATAACTATAGTAACCATAAAAGTTCTTGAGACTAGTTCTCGAGGCTAGGCAATAAGAGCCTTTATGGCTAGATAAATTCTTTAACAACATAGCATGGCAGAAGTAGATTTTCAGGAGAAGAGCCCTGTCGACGAGACAGTAACCTCATCCTCCGCTACAGAGTCTTCCTCCACTCCTGAGGGTGGTAACGAAGATAGTCCTAATTTAACTCAGGATGACAGCGTCGACTGGAAGAAAAGGTATAGCGACAGTTCTAAGGAAGCCGCTCGAATCAAGGAAGAGGCCGAGACATATAGACGACAGGCAGAGGATGCACAGTCTAAACTTCTCAACCGAATAACCAAGACTAGAGAGGATTACGAAGAGTTCGTTAACGAGCAGGGACTCTCCCCTCAAGAGAAGGAGTACTATATGAATATCTATGATACGAAGATAGCACCATCCAAACTCACGAGTAAGGTAACAGAGAAACCCGCCGGTACGCCACCTCCATCAGATGGTCTAGTTCCACAGCAAGTGGACCCAATTAGACAATCATGGATGAACAGGTTGGACTCTCAAGAGAGAGATAAATGGGAGATGCAGGTAAGTGCAACGAGAGACTTTTTCAGTAGAGAGGAGAATCAAAAACTCCCCAATACAGTACAAGAATCTATAAGGGCAACAGCAGCAATGCTTGACCAGGAGTTTGGATACAAACCACAAGAGGCCCTAGAAGTTGCAAGGAAGAGGATTTTGGACCCTGAGGCAATCAGAGATGAGGGCTACACAGAGGGAGTCCGGGATTCTATGACGGGAGGAATAACCCGAGGATTTAGTGGTGGTAGTGCGAAGTCTGAAGAGACAATAAAACTACCCGCTAGAGATGAGGCATTCATTCAGTCAGAAGTCCAAAGAAAAGGACTCAAGGGTGAAGCAGTCAATGAACTCAGGAGGAAATACGCCGAGAGATTGGCACAAAAAAATAGATAATTTAAAACATTTGTATAATGAAAATTATAAAATATGCAGATGGTGCATCAAGTAGACCTTTAGAGAGATGGCCAGTAATTAACAGCGGAGTCGTATATAACGGCGGAACTGTTAAGGTCGTTGCTACAGGGGTAGACGGAGCAGACGCAGTATCAGACCCTATCTACGGAATATGTAGAGGATGGGTAATGGGGTCAGGAATGACACCTTTAGAGAACGCTCTAGATACAGCACATGACGGTACATTAGTAGATGGTGTTTCATTCACCGCAGCTAGTGATAACGTAACTGTTGAAACCGTTTATGCATTAGTAGAACCAATTCTACCTAATGACATAATAAGAGCAGAAGCAGATGCAACATTGGGAACCACAACTGGTTCCGATTTAGTAGGTTATTACATTGATGTATTAACCACAGACGAGAGAAAACTTGATGAGAGTAACACTTCAGCAAGCCAGCTACAGTTCTTAATTGTAGGTCAACCTGGTAAGGGTAACTTTGTAGACGTTAAATTGGTAGAAAACCAGAGTAACGGAAACGTAGGAGCTTAATAATTAATTTTGATTTTTAGATAGCAATGGCTATGATAACAAGTACATACCCAGAACTAACAGTATGCGGAGTTGAAAACTGGATTCAAGAGGAAGCAGACAACGTAATGGTAAAAACATTACTCAGTAAGCTTTTCTCTGTAGAGACCACAAACAAACTCTTCGAGGACGACTCAAGTTGGTCTGGCATTGACTATCCTGAACTAGTAGGTGAATCAGCAGCATCTCCTGAAGATGAACTCTTAATCGGGTACACATACAGGTATGAGCTAAACACTTATAAGAGAAAGATGGCTATCTCTAGTTTACTTAACAAAGTAGACCAGTATAGTATCGCTCAAGCAGAGGATATGTCAAGAGAGCTTGCAAGAAAAGCAGCTCAGGGAAGGGATATAAATGCCTTCTCAATATTTAGAAATGCATTCGACAACACTGTATTATACGGTGATGGAATGCCTTTGATTTCAGTACAGCATCCTAGAAAAGATGGTGGAACTGCACAAAGGAACACCTTCTTAGATGGTGTACAAGATGCACTTTCTTATGACGCATTGAAAGATTTAGAAGATGTAATGTATGAGGTATTCTCTAACAAGGGTATTCCTCTTAACATCGGTCTAGAGAGTAAGCTAATATTAATGGTAACCCCTTATAACAGAGAGGAAGCATTACAAATAGCTGAAGCAGATATGGTTCCAGGAAGCGTTGACGAATCTGTCAACTACTTCAAGGGAAGAAACATGGATGTATTGGTAAACCCATACATGTCATGGAGATTTGCTTATAACAGAGGCGAAACAGCTTCTACAGATAGAGTAACTTACGACAAGAGATACTTCTTAATTGACCCATCATTTACTGGAAGACTTTTGAAGTTCAAACAACTTCAGAACTTTGAGATAAAGGCTTGGGAAGATGAAGATACCGACGTTATGTATGCTAAGGTAGCAGACGTATATGCTTACGGAGTTTCCGGATGGCAGGGTATTGTAGGAAGTCTTGGAGACGGTTCTACACACACAGCTTAATAGTGTGGACTCATGGCAGGGGAGTATAACTCTGCCTCCCAACAACTAAGTTGACCTCAGGGATAAGTGAGGGAAAATATATTAGTTAATAGATAATAAAAATGTCAAACAGATTTCATACAGCACAGACCATTACAGCGGGAGGTTTCACTGGAAACTTAACAGGTAATGTAACTGGAAATGTAACTGGAAACATAACTGGTAATATAACTGGGTATGTAACCAAGGTAGCTGGAGCAGTAACCACAAACACTACGGGTGTAGCCATGCCAGCTAATACAGACTTTGTAACAATCACATCAGCAGGAGCAAACAATATTGCTATCTTACCAGCACCAGTTGTTGGTAAAGTAGTAAGAGGAGCTATTGCAGGAACAGGTTGTGAAATAAGAAGTTCTGCACCATCATCTATAGCCCTCAACGGGACTACAGGTGCGGCAGTAGAGTGTGCATTGGCAGCAAATGCTTCATTTGAGGCAACTTGCAAGTCAGCAACACAATGGATTTTACTCAACTTCAGTTCAACTGGAGAAGTAACAAGTCCACCAGCAGATTAATAGTTAATGGACAGCCCTACGGGGCTGTGATTAGTTATTAATATTTAATATAATAATATAATTAAATGGAGAGAAGAAGAATTATACCTTTGTTTGAAAGCCAGACAGCTGATAAGACAAGTGGTGCAGTAAGTATTCTTGGTGCAAAGAAAGTAGTATTGGTCTGTAAGAGGGCAAGCCACACTAGTGGAAATACTGTATTCTCAGCAACTGTAGGGGTAGGTGCAGACTTAACCACATATAATAAGTGGATAAGTAATGTGACCAACACAAATGCTCAAATGCCAACAAGGGTAGCAAGCTTAACCTTAAGTGCAGACGGAGTAGGTTTTCTAACAATGAGCTCAGAGGATACCTTTGATACTATAAAGGTAACAGCAGACGTATCAACGGACGGTTCAAACAGTGCGTGGTTAATATTAGACTACTAAGAGCATGTTTAACAGGAGAGATATAACTACTACCAGCTCCTGGAGTGATACAGATATAGGGGCTACTGCCTCTGCTTTTGAAAGAGTGGATGCAGATACCTCTACATTTGGTGACTCAGATATAACAACTACAAGTGGGAACCCCTTCTATTTAGTAGAAGAGGGAACGGATGATAAGATACTTACAGAGGATTTATATCAAATTCTCCTTGGGTATTTAGGTAACTGGAAAGAGATAAACACAAAAATTTCAACATGGGTTAGACGTAACTTTACCGAATCTTAAGAATGGCAGATAAAAGAATAACACAATTACCAACACTAGCAGCAGTAGACCAAAGTGCAGACTGGGTACCTGTTGTTGATGTAAGTGATACAAGTGCCTCATTACAAGGAACAACAAAGAAATCATTAGTAGCTCAGTTCATAGGCCCAACCGGACCCACTGGTCCTACTGGTCCTACTGGAGCCACAGGACCCACAGGAGCAGGAGCAACAGGGGCTGAAGGACCAACAGGTCCTACTGGTGCTACTGGTTCTACGGGAGTAGGAACGACCGGTCCTACCGGACCAACTGGACCTACCGGACCCACTGGTCCTACAGGTGCACAGGGTGCAGATGTATATATTTCAGATGATGAGCCAACAGGGGCAACAGCAGGAGATTTGTGGTGGGATACAGACGACGTTTCAGGAGTAGGAGTTACAGGTCCAACCGGACCTACCGGAGCAACCGGACCAACCGGTGCAACAGGTGCAGGTACCACAGGGCCCACAGGACCCACGGGTCCAACAGGTACTGAAGGACCAACCGGCCCAACAGGTGCAGGTAGTACAGGACCAACCGGTCCAACGGGACCAACAGGTGCTACAGGACCTAGTCATATTTCAACCGGAACAACGACAGATTTAACAGGGTATATATATGGAAATGGGAGTGCAATAAGTGCAGTGGCAATTGTAACTTCTGGTATGATAAGTATGTTTGCAGGTACCGCTGCTCCAAGTGGTTATCTTTTATGTGATGGTGGTGCCGTAAGTAGAACAACCTACTCAGGATTATTCTCAGTAATAGGAGAAACCTACGGTAATGGAGACGGTTCAACAACATTCAATGTACCAAGTTTAAAGGGTAAGGTACCAGTAGGATATGATAGTACAGACACAGCCTTTGACGCCTTAGGAGAAACAGGTGGTGCCAAAGAGGTTACTTTAACTTCAGCACAGAGTGGACTAGTCGCACACAACCACACACAGGACGCACATACTCATACACAAAACGCACATACCCATACTCAGAACGCACACGGACACAGGGCACAGTATGCAGCTAACATGGCAAGTGGTGGTAATCACGGGCCTAACTCAACAGGTGGCTTATATAAAGCAACTAATACATGGATTGAGAATACAACCGCTGTTAACCAAAACACTACACCTACCAACCAGAATACCACAGCAACTAACCAGGCTAATAGTGCGGCTAATGCAGCTAGTGCACACACCAACCTACAGCCTTATGTAGTTTTGAATTATATTATTAAGACATAAAATGGCAAGACTAAAGATATTAGAAAATGGAGAGTGGCAGTATGCAGGATTTGGAGCCCAAGGTTCAACAGGGTCTACAGGTTCTACAGGTGTTACCGGTCCAACAGGTGCAGGTAGTACAGGACCAACAGGTCCAACGGGTGCTACCGGAGAGGCTGGTTCAACGGGAGCTACAGGACCTACGGGAGCAGGGGCTACTGGTCCTACTGGTGCAACAGGACCTACTGGACCAACAGGAGCCACAGGTCCAACAGGAGCAGGAGCCACAGGGCCAACAGGGCCTACGGGAGCTGATGGAACTGATGGTTCAACAGGACCAACAGGACCAGAAGGACCTACAGGAACTACAGGTACAACAGGACCAACGGGAGCAGATGGAACAGACGGAGCCACAGGACAGACAGGACCCACAGGACCAACGGGAGCCACAGGACCAACAGGAGCAGGAGCCACAGGGCCAACAGGGCCTACGGGAGCTGATGGAACTGATGGTTCAACAGGACCAACAGGACCAGAAGGACCTACAGGAACTACAGGTACAACAGGACCAACGGGAGCAG